CGCGAAAAAGACCCCCATAAACAACTGCACTGGAACTTTATGGAGTATTACAATGCAAATATATCTTTCAACAAATGTTCTAACTTAACTTAAATTAAAATTCTTCTTTTTTTAATACCCCTGAGACTTTTTATGGTTGTAATTTTTTTTATGGGGAAGGGATATTAGTTTTTATTTTTTGCGTTTTAAGGATTTGTATAAATAATATAAGTGAATGCATAAAGTTTTAATAAATAAATACCTATTACATAAGAAGTTGACATAGAAGCTAAACTTGAAGCAATAAACATAGTTGAAACTAACATTAATCCATCAACAAATAAAATCTTTGAACCATTTTCATTCGCATAATTTTTAAATACATCAATCATTTGATTATGACCAGGTGGTAAAACTAAAATAACTGCTAAATAAAAGAATAAATCATGAAAAAGTTGAAATGCAAGTAATATTCCTATAAAATAAATCCAATTATTAAATTTGAAATAAGTATATAAGAATCTTGCTGCAAAAATTCCTATATACATACCCAAAACATCCGAAGCAACAGCTATAGCTCCAAATTTAGTATACCATTCATTTAAGGCATTAACTTTAAATAAAGGTTGAGAACCAGGATACTTAGCAAAAAAAACTGCAACATAATCAACAATTAGTCCAGCTAAAATTATATAAAACCAATCACTATTAGAATTAAAGTTAGTAAGCATTTATTAAAATGGAATTTTAAAAGTTTTGTAAAGATGAATAAAAAAAATAAAAATGGAGCCTTTGCTTGTAGGTGGTCAATCATTAAAATATAATGTGCATGATTATGCACAAAAAATTGATCATGAAAAGGCAAAACAACTATCTCGGAAACTAAGTATACCAGTTGATATAGCAATTATAAATACAAGATTTTCAATGAATGCTGCAATGATAGCAAGAACTATTGCTGTTCTTGGTCTACAAAAACTTCATATCATAGGCCCTAAAGCTTGTGATATGAGGTCATCAGTTGGAGCACAACATTATATTGAACTTGTAAAACCTGGTAATGTTTCACCTTCCTATTTTACTGAGCAAGGATTATATCCTATCTTAGTAGAACAAGGTGGAGAACCTTTGGAAGATTTTAATTTTAAATCGCTTATCCGTGAAGGTCAACACATCTGCTTTATTATGGGTTCTGAATCTACAGGATTACCCCAAGAATATTTAATGCAAAAATTCCCTAAAATAACTATCTCACAATATGGATTAATAAGAAGTTTGAATGTTCAAACTGCTGCATCAATTGTTATGTATGAATTTACTAAGCAATGGAGACATGTTAATTTAGGGAAAATATAAATTATTTGTTTTTATTTTTTAAAGCATATAATAATGGAGTATCTACTTATTCTAAAAAATGGTATTGGAAATAAAATTTTTATTTTAATAAACTTTTTACATAGATATCCAAAAGATACTTTTCATATTGTAGATAAAACTACACATCATCAAGAAGGTACTCAAGAAGAAAAGATCTGGAATTTATTTCCTTTATTAAAAGAACATCCACGTATAAAATTTATTAGATGGTCTAATTATGATAAATTAAAAGAAACTATAAAAGAATTAGAAGTTCCATGGAAAATTTATTATGAAATTGATGGTTTTGTTCCATCAATAAAAAAATATTTTCATGCTTCTGAAGATTTTAATTATTTAGAAGAAAAATTAGATTTTAAAAAAGGTATATTTGTTCATGTTAGATTAGGTGATAAAGTTGAAGCGAATATGCAAGCTTTAAGAAAAGGAAAACCAGTAGTTTATATAGTTATGAAACCAGAATATTATCAAGATCATATTTCTGCTTTGAGAAAGAAAAATGAACCAGTATATATTTTATCAGACAGTTTAGAAATAGCTGAACATATGTTGCCAGATTATGAATATCCTGATTTAAATGTGAATGAAACTTTTTATTGTTTTCAGAATGCTAGAAGAGTAATATTATCAGAATCTTCATTAAGTATATCTGCAGTTCTTCTTAGTACAAAAAAGAAAGATTTAATAGTTCCTAATTTTTTATTAATGCCAACTGAAGAAGATCAGAAAAAAGCTAAATTAGTAAAATCTCCATATTTTTCGGATGGTGAATCTAATAAAAATTATATTATGACTGAGCTAAAAGATTTTAAAAAACTAATGTAAATTTAAAATAATTTTAAGAAATAATAATGAATGCTTATGTTATAAATTTAGATAAAAGAAAAGATAGATGGAAACAAATGAAAATAGATTGGAAAGATTATGATATTAAATTAATTAGAGTTTCAGCGATTGAAGATATTGTTGGAAAAGTTGGATGTGCAAAATCTCATTTGAAAATTATAAAATATGCAAAAAAGAAAAAATTACCTTATGTTCTTGTATTAGAAGATGATGCAATACCAACTACAAACTTTAAAGAATTATGGAATAATTGTTTAGAATTTAATGAAACACATAATGGAAAATTCGACTTATTTAATGGTGGACCAACAGTAGCATTTAAAAAATATACTAAAAAATTAACTAACATATTTTATAAAACTGATAGTTTATGGGGAGCACATTTTATACTTTATAATGAAAAATGTTACGATAAAGTTTTATCATGGGAAAATCTTCTAGAACAAGAAGAAGATAGACCACCAATTGATGTTTTTATAAGTTATCCATATTTAACTCTTAAAATGTTCGGTGTTTGTCCATTTATTGCAGTTCAACGCCCGGATATGTCTAATATTGAAAATAAATTTATGGATTATACAGAAAAATCTAAACGTTCTGAAAAACTTATTAAGAATATTTTGCTTTCCTCTTAGTTTTATTTCGTATTAATTTTAATTTTCTTAAAAACTTTTTCTGATCAGATTTTGATAATTCTAAGAAATCTAAATATACAGACATCATTTAATTTCAACTTTATATAAAAAAATATTTTTATCTTTTTGTTCTTCAATTAAATTCCATTTCACATTTGAATAACCATCACTTCCTGTATCACCTTTAACATCTTCCCATTTAGTCATATTTTTTGCTCCCGGGATTTTTCTTGTATCTGGATGTTCTAAAACTTTAAATCCTGATGATAAATCAGGTTGCCATATTTGCATACCCTTTTTTCTTAATCTGTTTCTCAAAGCATCATCTTCACCACCCCAACCCCAAAATGAAGGATAACCATTACTGCGTTTAACATCTTTTAAAGACATTGAAAGAACTTGTCCTATAAAACCTGGTCCTGTATATTTATCTTTATATGCTGTTCCTATATGCAAAGGTTTTTCAGGAAAAGCTTCATAATATGGTATAAGAGGTGCTAAAGGAATTAAATCAACATCATGAAAAATAACATATTGAGCACCCATTTTTTGTGCATAACGTGTTCCTATATTTAATAATGCACCACGATTAAACTTTTTATCATCATGTTGTTCCACAATTAAGATAGGCCAATCAGAATGCCATCTTTTCATATGTTTTATAAACATATCTAATTGTTCACCTCTTTTTTGTTCTAATTGTTCACGATAAGGTATAATTAAATATGGTATACCTTTAGGTAATTCTAAAATTTCTTTTTTAGATATTGGAATCATTTACCTTAATTTTATATGAGGTAAAAAATGGATTTTTTTTTAAAATAAGATTCAATTAAAAAATGCCACTTGCATGGGAATATAATATTATTCCAGTGCGCAGAAAAACATTACTTGAAGTGCCTTCACACGTATGTGGAGGTAATCCACAATATTCTCGTTATTACAAGTCATGTAGACTTTGTATGATTAGAAAAACAGGGTTTAAACTTCAGCAACCAGATTTGAATCAACGTTCAAAGATTATACAACCTTGTATAAATGAAATCGATGAATTTACTTATCTAATAAAATTTGAAGAATTTCTTCAAAGACCAAAACTTAATTTTGGTTTAATTAAAATTTAAATTAGCTTTGACGTTTTTTCATACTTACAATTAAGGAGATGTTTGGTTGGACTCAATGGGATATTCATTTAGCAAAATTTAAAGGTAAACAAATAAACATTCTTGAAATTGGTGTTTATAAAGGTGATGCTTTAGAAAAGTTTGCACAAGTTTTTTTAGATTCTGAACCTAATTCACATTATTATGGTATTGATACATGGGAAGGTTCACCTGAATATGTAGGAATAGATTTTAAAGAAATTGAAAAAAAAACTCTTGAAAAGAAAGCTAATTCACCTTCAAAAGCAAGAATACATTTAATTAAACAAGAATCAACTCTTGCATTACCTATGTTACTTTCTAAAGGTTTGGAATTTGATATTATATTTATTGATGCTTCACATGTAGCAAAAGATGTTCTGTATGATTCTGTATTATGTATGCGTTTATTAAAAGAAAAAGGTGTTATAATTTTTGATGATTATTTATGGGAAAAATTAGAACCTTCATTATTTACACCTAAACCTGCAATAGATTCAGTCTTAGAAATTTATAAAGATGTAATTGATATTCTTTATGTTGGTTATCAAGTTATTATACAAAAAGTTCCACCTAAATTTTCTGCACGTAAAACTGTTAGAACAGTTATATCAGGATTTTCAGATTTATTAAATAAATTTTGGAAAGAAAATTCAGCAAGAATAATTCTTGAATTAACAAATCAAAAATTACCAGAATTACAATTTCATTATAAAGAAAAAGAAGGCAAAACTACACTAGAAAAAAAAGTAAGAGCATTACCTTCAGAAATAGGATTAATTTACACTACAAATGATTTTGAAAAAATTAGAAAAGATATTGAATCTAAAGGAAAAAAACTCCGTATTGAACGATTTTTAAAATATAGTAATTATTATGCAATAAGAAATCTTTTACATGAGAAAAAAACTTTAGTTGTTTCATATCAAAATAGTATTCAATTAATTTCAAAAGATTTTATAACTGAAAAAACTCGTCTTGATTGGGATGATTATATTGCTGAAACTACAAAAACAAAAATAAAAACAAATTTAGTTCCTTTAGATTTTTACACTGATACTTTTGATATAAAAAAAATTAAAGAGTTTTTAGATGTATGTAAAAAAATTCAAAAGGCAGATTTTATAGGTGGTAGCATATTATTAATATATCCACCTGATTTAAAAGAATTGTATGAACGAAATATTTTAGTGCAATTTTTATCATTAAAACATCTTTTAAATAAAGGTGGAACATTTAGTATTATTTTTGATTTTCAATTAAAATTTGTAAATGATTTTTTAGTTCTTTTACAAGGAACATTTAAAAAAGTTAAATTTATAAATTGGCCAAATAATTTATATGGTTATTGTTTTTTAATTGAAGCTACAAGTTTTGAAGGTATTCCTGATTCTATATATGATGGAATATTACGTAGATTAGCATTAAATAAAGATATGGAAATTGTTTCATTATTTAAGAATGCACCTGAAGTTTGGATATTTCAAGAACCACAAGTAAAAACTATTTTGAAAGAATATGATGAAAATAAAGATATTATATTAAATCATTTAGATAAATTTAAAATTATTCAAACTAAAAGAACCTTAGATGATTTATATACATACGTATTAAAATAGTTGTTTAAAAATAATAGTAAATGAAACTTGATATACAAAAAGCTTTTGAAACTTTAAAACCTTTTTGTCTAAATAAAAAATTACCAGAACCATGGAGTTTTTCAGAAGAATCTTTACAAAATACTTTGAATTATATTACAGCATTATCATATAATTGTTATATATATGCTGACCAATTATATAAGATAGAATTTAAAACTACATCACCATTATTAAAAAAACATTTAACTTCTAGAAATCCAACAATAAATAAAACTTTACGTAAACAATGGAGAATTATGCAATGTATAATAAAACCATTTTCAGTATCTGAAGATTTTATATTTGGTAATTTCTTAAATAAAATAAAAATTTTACCAGGTATATATATATTTTCTCTGACAGATTCACAATTATTACGTAAAGATTTTCGAACACCATGGTTTAAAGATTCAACAGATTTTCGTCCACCATTCTTACCTATGTTTGCTTATAGTGGTCATTCCGAATTTTATGATATACCTATACCCAACATAGATGAAATTGAATTTGTAAAAAATCCACCTTCTATACCAGAATATGAATGGTCAGCAAAAGAATCCAGAGCAGTATTTAGAGGTTCATCAACAGGATGTGGTGTAACTCCAGAAACTAATCAACGTATAAAAATTTCACAAATTCAAAATCCATATTTAGATGCAGGTATAACTTCTTTAACAAAACAATTAAAATATGATGGGAAAATTTCCCAAACACCTAATTTACCGCTTGTTCCAAAACTAGATATGTTTAAAGAACAAGCTTTATATAGAATTATTATACATATTGATGGTAATGTTCATGCTTATAGATGGTTATCTTCTTTTTTAACTGGTTCACTAATATTTAGAGTTCGTAGTCCGTACACACATTGGTTAGATTCTAAATTTAAAGCAGGAAAACATTATATTGAAATTGCAGAAGATTTATCAGATTTAACAGATTTAATAATAATTTATAAAGATTCTTCAAAAAAAGGAGAAAAAATAGCTTTAGAAGGAAAAAAATTAGCACAAAAATATTTAACAGAAAAATCGTTGGAAACAAATTTAGAAAAAATTTTAAAAATGTAAGGTTGAAAACGGATTTTTTATTTATAGGAAACCGATCAGTCACACGTAACAGTGTGAAAACAGTTTTAAAGCGCTTACCGCTTTCAGGCCTTTCCGCATTCTACACTCGCCAGAAATGTCTGGCAACTCTGCTGGCGGTTCTGCCAGCCCTGCCCTTCCTCGCCAGAAAAATGCCACTACGCCCCGTACCCTCGGCTTTCTGACACTGCCGAATGAGAAGACTGCCCTCCGGCTCATGGAACTGCCCGACCACCCCTGGAAATTGCACGTCACTTGCCTCTACACAGAGGAGGTGCTGTTCAATGACAGCAGGGCTCAGGGCGACATGGCCAAGGTCAACTCCATGACTCCAGCGGAGAAGCAAGCCTATGATGCACAGCGCCCCCAGTGGCACATGCAGATTGAGGCTGCTTTCCAGCGCGCCTGCGTGGCCGCTGGATTTCCTCCCAGCCTTGTCACTGACCTTCCCTACCACAATGCTTGCAAGCTCAAGCTGCCCACCTGCTCCTACCCCGCACACGCCATTCGGCTCAAGGGGAAGGAGTTCCAGATTGGCGCAGTCAAGACTGGCCTGCGCGAGGTAGCAACCACTCCCGGCATCCTCATCTCTTTCTTCTGCGTGACCTACGGCCACCTCATCAACCCCTCCAATGAGGACATGATGGAGCGCATCCGCCTCGCCATTATCAATGACGGCGGCATGTACCCTGACTTTTCCTCACTGCCTGCCCCCCCTGCCCCCGTGTCTTTCTCCCCCGAGGAGGCCGGCGGCTCTCCCTCTGCCCTCATGCCCTTCTCTCCTGAGCTTGCTGGCGGCTTCCTCCCCGAGCCTACGTCTCCCCCCGTGGCGACTTTTAATGGCTCCCCCATCCCCCACGTCCATGGCGCTTCATGCGCCACTTGTGGGCTGTACTACGCTTCTGCTGCCTGCACTAACTTCAAGTGCATGAAGGCTGCAAACTTGGCGTACTCCCTTCCCACATGGGCCCCCGGCTTCTTCTAAGATGCCCTACAACAATGACCTACATCTAATCCTCTGATGCATGGTATGTAAAAGAATGAGGATAGTTATTTGGTTCACACGCGCCCATTAACTTCGATTAGCGTGAACTGCATTCTGGTGAACCAAGAACCCATTGCTTTAATTTTCCCTGGCCAAAAACGGCT